TTACACGATTTTGTTTAGAATTTTGATGGCGCGCTCTTCTTCTTTTGGATAAAGATGGGAATAGGTATTCCATGTCATTTCAATATTGGAATGGCCGAGCCGGCGGGCGATCTCTTGGATATTGATCCCTTTATTGGCCAGAAGTGACACATGGGAATGTCTGAAATCGTGGATGCGTATCTTCTTTACACCTGCTGCCTCCGCAAATCTTTTATTGCGGTTCTCGACCGATGTGTCGCGCAGGCACTTTTCTCCGCCGCACACCCGATAGGATGCGCTGAAACCCTCGTGTTTTTTCCAACGCTTTTTATGTTCCTCCAGTATAGTGAGCAATGGAACGGGGATTTGGAGCGTCCGAACAGACGCTTTGTTCTTAGGAGCGGTTTCCCGGTCTCCGCCTTTCAGTTTCTGCGCGATGCTGCGTTTTACGGATAGGAAGCTGCCGGATATGTCGTTCCATTGCAAGGCGTGTATTTCACCTTTTCTGAGGCCCGTATAAAACGCAATGGCAAAGAACACATAGTAATCCCATTCAGACAGGAAGCCGCGTTCTTCGGCCTCCTGCGCATTCTGACGGGCTGCTGAGAGGAACCTTTTAAATTCCTGCGGCGTGTAGAAGTCCATTTCCTTTTTGATATCGCCCGAACTTTTGAAATTCCCGACCTTATCAAGCGGATTCTTTGGGATATATTCCATTTTTACCGCGTAATTCAGCATGGCGCGAAGCGGGGAATAGGCGGATTGCTTTGTTGCAAGAGCAAGCCCCTTGCCCTCTATACTCATTTTCCATTGCGCCAATATTGGGGGCGTGATCTTGCTTAGTTTCAGACCGCCCAGCTCCGGCAGGATATGATTCTCTGTGATATGCTTAAATTTATCCAGCGTGGATTCCCGCATTTCATTTTTACGGATATTACAATACTCACAGAACAGCTCGCGCAGCGTCATGCGCTTTGCCGGCGCTTCCTGCCGGATATCCTGCTGCAGCTTCAATTCGAGCAGTTTTGCTTCATCGGAGCCATAAGTTACGCGGTCCACCTGCCGGGCCTTTCCGAGAGCGTCTATGTAGTTGATGCGCACACGGTATTTTTGCTTTCCGTCGCGCCGTCCGTTCATTTTATAGATTGGCATTGCTTTCTCCTGCGCCTGCTTTGCTCCTCTTGTGTTGGCAGCATGGAGGGGCGTTTTATTTATAGTTTTGACTGGATTTTCAGTATATCCAGATTAGGCTTTAATTTTCCTGCCCGCACAAGCGATAAATAACGTTTTGCTTTTGTCATGATGGCCTTAATGAGCGCTTTGTCCTTTACAATGTACGGTACGCCTTTTATGGTAAATGCAGACCTTATATATTCTATTTTTACCGGAATAATATTTCCGATCAAAAATACACGCTCACGTCCTGCGATTTTTCCGATATGATAATATAGGCAATTACCATGTTTTCCTTTATCCTTTTCTATTTTTAATTTATATGATTCAACTTGTGTACTTAACGGTATGAACCATATTATTCCGTCTGCACTGCGTATGGCGCAATAAAAAGGGCGCTTTTCGCTTTTGTTCTGAATAAGAAACTTACTTGAAAATTTTTCAAAATAGGAATCTTTTAACTTATATAGGCCGCAATCGATTATATTCAAGGTTGTCCTCCGAATATAAACACCCCTGCCAATGAGGACAGGGGTGTAAAATTCTTTCAAGCCTACTATTTATATGTCGCCGTAGGCAAGCGGCAATCACAAGCAAGTTGCATATTTGTATGTCGCCTTGCAACAGGCGGCATTTAGGCGATGACACAGAACACGGGGTTCAAATTCATCGTACACAGTATTTCTACTGTAAATTTATTATACCACAACTTGCGGTAGTGTTAACCCCCCAGATATAGTTTTCAAAATCTGTTTACATACTTACATGTTGTATTTTTCCTCCCTGTAGTGGTGGTGATGCCTGCTTTGCTCCTCTTGTGTTGGTAGCACGGAGGGGCGTTTTAAATATCAAAATATTGCAGAGCGCTATACTTTAGTATACTTTTACTTCTTGGATTATCTTTGTGCTTCAAAGCACGTTTATATTGCCGGACGTAAGATCGGAAAGCGTGGAATATAGCGTTTTCGTCTCGCTTTACCTTATTCCATTCCTGACTGTCTACCCACGGCATATTTGCTGATATATAAGAGCTATCTTTTATAACAACGGCTTTTGTGTAATCCAACCCGCATTTTCCGTAAGTAATATATGCGTAAGAGTGGCTAATATGATGCCGGAACGGTATGGCATACAGTATATCGTCTATTTTTACCATCATGCAGACATACGGTCTGTTGGCTTTCTTTAATATTTCCGGGCAGCTTCCGTATTCAGTATAAAATTTTTCCGATAACTGTATTAGCCTCATTTACGCCCTCCAAAAAACAAAACCCTTACCTGTTACAGTAAGGGTTATCATCAATTGGGCTTTCTTTTGTTTAAGCTCCTTGCGCCCTACAAGGAGAATCATCAATTGAGCCGTCTTATTTTTACCCTTGCCCTGCTCTCAGGCAAGTATCATCTTACTGTAATTATAACACGATATTCAGCTTTGTAAACAGTTTTATCTCACAATCCTTATTAGCCGCCTGACTTCACCGAGCACGCGACATTCATTCAAATCCCAATTTTCAATGCGTTTTGTTTGGTATTCGGGATTACGTGGGATAAGCTCTACCCAATCTTCGCCTTTTTTGTAACGCACTTTTTTCAGCGTTGCGACCTCGCTATCATACAACATGACCGCGACCGCGCCGCTGTCCACAGAGTTCTGGCGGTGTACAAGAACGTGATCGCCGTCCTGGAAGTCTGGGTACATAGAGTCGCCTTTCACGCGTAGAACAAAGAAGTTATCCGGATTGTGGCCCCGGAGCCATTCTATAGGTATCTGCTCATAATCTCCGGTTTCTTCTTCAACAGCCTCACTTCCGAATCCTGCGGCTACTTCGCCGATTACAGGATAGGAGCGGCAGGCACTTTGTTCTGCCAAAGCTTCTTTAATATATGGGTCATTACTCCATCCCATAAGGTATACAGGGGAGCAGTTCAGTATTTCAGCTATTGATACAACGGTTTCATACTTAATATTCTTAATGGCACCGCTTTCGTAACGTTGCACAGTAGCTTCCTTGACTCCAAGCAATTCAGCAAGTTGTAATAATGTGAGATTACGTTTTATGCGCATCTCTTTAATTCTTTCATTAAGTATAGCCATGTATTTACCGCCTTTCGTTATTAGAAGTATAACATTTACTTACGCATAACGCAACATTTTTTTGGCAAAAAGTTAAAAAACTTACGCAATAAGTACTGACATACAAATCATACTATGCTATCATAAACTTACGTAATACGAAAGGTGATGGATATGGCTATTAGAAATATTCGCTACAGGGTCAATACGATAGAATTGCAAAAATCAGCAATTGAATGTGGGATGGGTAAAATCAAAGACCTTTCTGAAGCATCTGGTGTTGATAGAAATACGCTGAGCAAGGTATTAAATGGTAAAATTACTCCATCAGCAAAAGTAATGTATGCATTAGTTGCTACATTACATCTATCTGAAGAACAAGCGGGAATAATTTTTTTTAGCAGAGACTTACGTATTGAGTAAGAAAGGGGCAAGCACATGACAGATATACAAAAATGGAAAGAAATTATTATGCCGCAAAGTGAAGAACGGGAAGCGGTAACCCAAAAGGAGCATGAATGCGTAATTGAAACAGCGAGGTTTGTTTCAAAGATGGGGGTAAGTGTGCGTTCGGCGGAGCGCATATTGAACGGAGCAATCGAAATCATACGCGCTACCGCCGACACGCAGAAGACATTAGAGGTTCTCGGAGATGCGGCCGATTAAATCCTTATAATCATTTAGAACATAGTCCGCCATATCATAAAGTCCCGGCTCATTGCCGGAGGAAGCTATTTTATCCTGAATCATGCTGTCCAAACGAGATTTCAGGATAATGACAGCAAGGTCATGGGCTACTTGTTCTTTATCCACGCGAATCACCTCCCTCCTACCCCAATATTACCATAGGGAGGTATGGAGGACAAGAAAGGAGTATTGCAAGTTATGCCGTGAATTACAATGGGCGACTCATGCCCTACAACAATGAACCGCCCACGCCGAATTTATTTACCTCTTCGCCTTGCAAGCAGCATTAAACAGCTCTGCGGTAGTGTAGGCATCCGGCGCGCCGCACTTATGCGGTTACGATTCCGCTGAAAGGTTAAGCCCTTTTGTACGCGGCGGTTGTGCAGGCTTGTCCGCGCGTTTCCTCCGCGCGGGTGGTACCAGCATCAACAAGGGGAACGGGGCAAGGACAAAAATTCTGGTGAGAAGCTGAAATTCAGCGTTATCAAGAGAATCGCCCCCTTTCTGTCTCCGTTATGGAGACACTTAAAGTATACGGCAATCACGGCATAACTGGCAATACTGGAGATAAACGGCATTGGGTAAGAAAGGAACAAGACAATGAAAAAACGACAACCATTCAACGCAGAAACGGCACTTCGGATTTACTACGCTTATCCGAACGAAATAGGGAACGCGGAGCTGAAAGAGTTATTTCAAGTGGAATCAGGCTCTAAAATAGCATCTATCAAAAAAGAAGTCCGCAAGCTGATGGCAGAAAAGGAAATCAAGGTTTGGAATCCAAGGAACGTTGACACCAAAACGACGTATGAATATGCGGGAATCGACATTGCAACGGTCGAGAGGAGCTATTTGAAGATGAAGAAGCTGGGATTGGAGGCACAGGCATGAAGCTGATCGCGGAAGCGCTGATCCTCATGCTGATACTGACGCTTGCGGGCTATGGGCTGTGGAAGCTGCGGCTCATGATCCTATGGGCGTGGAGGAAGCGGAGGGCGCGGGCATATAAAAATACCCGCCGGAGTTGCAGCTCTGGCGGGCGGTGAAAATAACAAGACAATTATCTTCGCCTCCATTATGAGGCAGAAAGGACGGAAAGTCAAATGAAATTCAAAGTTGGAGATATTATCAAAGGGATCGATAAAAACAGATACTCACGCACAAGCACCGACATGACAAGGGGAACGGTCACTGAAGTATTTGAAAATACTAAAGATGGTTGTGATATCGAGGTTCAAATTCTGGAACATACCGACCCGGATGAAATAGGCGAATTATATATCGTCGAATCTAAATATTTCGAACTAATAGAGCATGCGCCGTTCGGGAAGTCAGATTTAAAGACGGGTATGCAGGTGCGCACTAATGCAGGTAGGCTATATATGGTTTTGGAAAATATCGATACGAAGGTCTACGGAAAACAGCAATTTATATTAGCAAATTTTGAGGGAGGATTCCTGTGCGGCAGCGATTACGACGATGAACTCAAACATGCTGACCATAGCAAATATGACATTGCAAAAGTATATGATGTACCCGTCACTAGCTCGATTTTGAAACCACTCCGTTGCGCTGCACCTATTTGGAAACGCGAGGAAGAGCCGATAGGAGTCACGATCAAAGAAATAGCGGATTGGAAAGGCGTATCGCCGGAGCGGATCAGAATAAGGGAGGACTAAGTTATGACCTGTAAACGATGCGGACAGACGGGGTTATTGGAATCCGATCTGTGCGGGGATTATGGGTGTGTTTCATGCTGTGACGGCACAGTGGCAGACCCTTGCAAGCGCATAGACGAGATAGTCAAAAAATACGGCATTTATGACAGTCGGAAAGATCAGGAGGGATATTATGAGCACGTTATATGAATTAACGGAACAATGGGCGGCAGTACTTTCGCTTGCAGAGGAAGGTGCAGACGCTGAGGCAATAGAAAACGCCCTTGCAGATATTGGCGGAGAAATCGAGGACAAGGCAGACGGCTACGCGAAGGTCATCAAGGAATTGGAAGGTCAGGCTGAGATCGCCAAGGCCGAGAAGGAACGCCTCTATGCACGGGAAACAGCGTTCAAGAACTCTGCAAAGAATATGAAAGCCCGGCTTGAAGAGGCAATGGTGCGCTGTGGCAAGCCTAAATTTAAAACGGACCTATTCAGTTTCAATATTCAGAAAAATGCACCGTCCGTTAGGATAGACGATGAAGCCCGGCTTATGGAAGCGTTGAAGATGGAAGCGCCGGAGCTTTTGAAAACAAAAATTGAGATCGACAAAAAGGCACTTTTGAGTGCGCTCAAAGCGGGAGCTGCTTTCAAGGGAGCCGAGATACAACAATCTGAAAGTTTGAGGATAAGATGATGTTTGGTGAAAAGAAGGAAGAATACGATTCTGTGAGTAGAGCGAAGCTCCCCGTTTTCCAAATGCCAAAGTACATAACAGGGCGAGAGGCGGCGGTCAAGCTGCTCAAGGAAAAGGATTATATGTCCGAGGCAGATTTCTGGATTCTTATGAATCGGAGTAAGGCCGGGGATAAGATGCTATATTCGGGGCTTATCATCTCTCACAACGGCTGTCTTAAAATCAACGACAATTTGCCGGATGAACAGAAATTCCGACCGGAATGCGTCAGCGTAAATGAAAGCGGCTACGGCGGAGCGCTTGTATTCACCTATATGTGTCCGGAACAGAGGATATACGAAGTAGGAGAAGTAACGCCGAAAAACTGTAAGAACGAATATCCTTATGCTATGGCGCTGAAACGATGCTTCGATCGCGTCGTGCTCAAACAATGCAAATTAGCGTATTACGGGGTATATTCGGACAGCGAGGCGGACGAGTTCAAAGAGAATCCTCCAAGTTCTTCAAAAGAAGAAACTCAGACTGACAGTAAAAAGGCCGACGAAATCAACAAGGAGTTTTCCGATGCGCTGAAGCGATCTGGGATGGCGGCGGATGAACAGATAGAGGCGATCAAGGCCGCGGCTATCGCGACAAAAACAGACGTACTGAGTGCAATCCGGCGCAAGGGGAAAGCGTCGCTGAAAGAACTTACCTATGAGGAAGCGGAAGCATTGTTCGGGACTTTGAAAAAGAAGGCGAACGCTGTATGAAACAGATATATTTTGAGAAATGGAAGGCTTTGTAAATGGAAGTGATAAACGGCAGGATAACCGGATATGACGAGCGGGCCGGAGTGCTGCGCATCGAAGCCCAGTACACGAATTATGACCGTATGACGCTGCGGCAGTATGGCGAGGTCGAGATCGGCCTTGCTGACGGACGCAGGATAACGCCGGAGCAGAGGAAGAAAGCCCATGCGCTGATCGGGGAGATCGCGGAGTGGTGCGGCGACCTGCCGGACTACGTGAAGCGGCTTATGAAAATGGAGTTTATCGTGAACAGGCTTGAGGGCTTGGAGAAGAATATTTTCAGTCTTGCGGATTGTGACGTGACAACGGCGCGGGAATTTATAACCTACCTTGTGGATTTCATTCTTGAGCACGAAATACCCGTAAAGGTGCCGCTCGTATCGCTTTGCGACGATATAGAGAAATATGTGTATTCCTGCCTGATGCACAAACGCTGTGCCGTGTGCGGCAGAAAGCCCGTTGACCTCCACCATGTAGACAAAATAGGAATGGGGCGTAACAGGGACACGATCTTTCAGCTTGGCATGAGGGTGCTCCCGCTGCATCGAATCTACCACGCGGAAGCGGAAAGTACGCCGCGGGATGCGTTTTTGGAAAAATATCATCTTGTCGGAATCCCGCTCACGGTTGAGATTGGGAAAGTGTACGGGCTTACCAAAAGGAATCTGGGGGCATAGCAATGACGGCGGAGGATGAAAGAGCATTTGGATAAGTTTTATCCGGGATTCCCGGACGAGGACAGAGTATACCATAAATTGCCGGAGGAGCTGAGGCTATGAATTTAAAAGAACAGTTGCGGGAGAAAGGGATCACATATAACGACATCCTAAAGGTATACGGTGATCCCAAAATGACAAAGCCGCTTTTAACGGCCTGTTTCAATGGGACGGTGGGTTTTCCCAAAAAGCTATACAGAATCATTTTAAGGATGCTCGGCGTATCGGCAAGGGATTTTATCGGGGACGATATAGAAAGCGGCGAGAGCGGTGTTATAACACCGGATTACGAGCTTTTAAACCTGTTGGGGGTGGGCAAGAAGAACGCGGTTAGCCGTTACGACCTTACAGAGCGGTTATATCCCGGACACGGGCACTCAAAGGAGTATGACAGGAAGATGCGAAGACGCGTCGAGCAGCTGCGCCGTGATTATGTGATTATAAATGAACAGGACGGCGGCGGATATTATATTGCGGACGATCTGGACAGAATAGACAAGTTTTACCATCAGGAATTTTCACGAGCCATGAGCATATTGTTCCGCTTGAAAACGCCGCGAAAGATTTTGAGAAAGGCAGGAATGCTATGAATAAGGCAGTCATTGTAGGAAATTTGGTGAGAGACCCGGAGATGAGGACAACGCCGAACGGCGTTTCCGTGACGAGCTTCACGGTCGCGGCAAACCGCAGGTACAAGTCGCAGGACGGACAGCAGCAGACGGATTTTATTAACTGCGTGGCATGGCGGAGGACGGCGGAGTTTATTGCGAAATATTTTACGAAAGGCTCTAAAATCGGGATCGTTGGCAGTATACAGACGCGCACGTACGACGACCAGAATGGGAACAAGCGTTATGTAACGGAAGTTGTTGCAGACGAGGCCGAGTTTGTAACAAGCAAGGCGCAGAACACAGGAGCAAAACAACAGGAAGCTGCACCGGACGGGCTGGAGGAATATGAGCCGCTGGATGATTCCGAGTTTCCATTTTGAGGTGAAAGATGAGTGAGTTTTCAGAAAAAATGAATGAAAGTTTTGTGTTTTACGCGAGCTTTTTTGAAGCAATCGAGGGTTTACCTGCAAAAGATCAGTTAAAAATGTACCAAACGATTGCGAAATATGCTCTAAAAGGAGAGGAAAACGAGCTGAAACAATCTCTGAAAAACCTATGGGTACTCATCAGACCGCAAATCATCGCAAGCCAGAAGCGGCGCTGTAATGGGAAAAATGGGGGAGCTCCTGTCGGAAATGCAAACGCAAAAAAACAACCAATGGTTGATTTTGAAAACAACCAAAGGTTAAGCGAAAAACAACCTAATAATAATGTAAATGTAAATGATAATGGTAATGATAATAAACCCCCCCATACCCCCCGCGAGCGGTGGGATACCGCCCTTGAAGAAAATGAGGCCTTTCGTTCCTTACCGGATAGAGCGCGGAACGCTGCGAGAGAGTGGCTTTGTTACAAGAGAGAAAAACGGCAGGGGTATACGGAAAGAGGATTGCGGTCGTTTATGACAGAGTTTGCGAACAGAGTAAAAGAGTACGGCGAGAGCGCGGTCTGCGGCCTTGTGAACGAGTGTATGGCGAATAACTGGCGCGGCATCATCTGGGATAAGCTGGCAAGGGGAGAGCCGCGGGCAGGGGGCGCACAGCTCGTCAAAAATCCGGCGGGAGGCTTTGACTTGAAATGAGCATCACGAGAGACGAATATTTCCGGCTTCGGGAAATATACGCGAACATGAACCCAAACGACATCACGGACGCGGAGATGAAAGAGTTCATCCAGTACAGCGAGATGCTGTCCCGCGTTCCGGGGGCTTCGGTGCTGTTTGGCGGAGATCAGTTCCGGCAGGTAAACCGCATGTTTTACCGGATAGACGAGATCGAGGCGGTGGACCGCTCGAAGCTCGTTACGGTCAAAAGCGGGATAACCGCCATTGACGGCAGGCTGCACGGGTTCATTAAGGGGGAGCTTACCATCGTGAGCGGAACGAACGGGAGCGGGAAATCCACATGGCTTTCGCAGGTAGCGGTTGAAGCGGCTGCACAGGGCTTCACGTCTGTGATCTTTTCCGGGGAGCTTCCAGCTCCGAGAGTCAAGGAGTGGCTGATGCTTCAGGCTGCCGGGCCGGATCATATCGTGCGGGACGGATGGTCGTTCCATGTGGAGAGCGGCGCGGCGAAACAGATCACGGAATGGATGCGGAAGAAGATATTTATTTACAACAATGAAAACGGCACGGAGATCGGCCGCGTGCTGAAAGCGCTTGAATACTTCGCGCTCGTGCTCGGCGTGGACGTGATCGTCCTCGACAACCTGATGAGTATGGATTTGAGAAGCATAACCGGAGATAAATATGAGCGGCAGGCGGAGCTCACTCTGCGGCTGTCCGAATTTGCGAAAAAGCGGAACGTGCATATTTTCTTTGTCTGCCACCCGAGGAAGGCGATGGGATTTTTACGCAAGGACGACATATCCGGTACGGCGGACATCACGAACGCGGCGGACAATGTGCTGATCGTACATCGGGTAAACAATGATTTCAAGAGCCGGACAAAGGAGTTTTTCAAATGGGGCGACGACGCGGAGATGTACCGCTATTCCAATGCGATAGAGGTCTGCAAAAACAGGGACTTGGGGGTACAGGACGCGTTTGCCGGAACATATTTTGAGGAATGCAGCAAGCGTTTTTTGAACGCTGCGGGAGAGGCGAAGCATTACGGCTGGGAGCCGGAAAAGGAGGAATGGAACGATGGGACGCCGTTTGATTGACGTTAGCCTGATGGAGGAGGCGGAACGGTATGCGGAGGAGCGCATGCAGCGCGAGGACTGCCGCTTGTTTGTCGCGAAATATGCGGAGCTGAAAGGATCGGTGCGTCGCATGTTCATCGCGCGGTATCTGAATGGGATGCTGTATGAACAGTCGGAGCAAGGGTAAAAGGGGCGAGCTCGAGCTCGCGAAGGAATTGCAGAAATATGGTTTCGAGACTCGGAGAGGGCAGCAATACTGCGGAGGCAACGGAGACGCGGACGTGGTCGGTGTGCCGGGGCTGCATATAGAGTGCAAGCGTGTGGAACGGCTGAACGTGGAAAATGCCCTGCGGCAAGCGGAACGGGATTCACAGAAAGGCAAGATACCCGTCGTGATGCACCGGGCGAACCGGGAGGAATGGAAGGTCACGCTGCGACTCAAGGATTTTATGGAGATATGGAAAAATGACGGAAACGGAATTGATCGGCGATATAAGTGAAATGGAGATTATCCCGGTAGAGGAGAATGCGAATAAACCCAAATACTACAATAAGGCCAACACGAAAGTGTGCCCGGTTTGTGGAAAGAAATTTGAGAGTACGCCCGGCTGGGCGTTTCGGAGGTCGGGCAAGTGGTTCTGCTGTTATACGCATTACGTTGAAGGCGGAGGCGATGGCGGAATGGACAGGGTCAAAGGAAAACGGAAGAAGTGGGGTAGGTACAGGTGAGCGATAAAACAAAAACGATGCTCAAGATAACCAGCACAGCGATCCTTGCCCTTATGGTGCTTACGCTGATCGCGAGAGGGGCGGGGTGAGAAGATGACGGTAACAGAACTAAATCATACAGATGAAAAAAGAAAAGAGACGGCGCAGCGGCTCGGACTATCCGAAGCGCAGTTGGAGACGATCTATAAACAAATAAAAGAGACGAAGCCATTATATCATTACGGATATGACTATAATCGGATATTGGCTTATATCAATAAAAATGCCGGACGAATAACGATTTGAGATTGGAGGAACGAAATGAAAGAACTGAAAGAGGCGGTAAAAGTGCTGATGCACGAGGAATACGAGAGAGCGGCGGAGAGATTCGGGGAGAAATTCAACAGCCCGCATGAAGCGTATGCGGTGATTAAAGAGGAAGTGGAAGAAGCGCAAAAAGAAATGAGGTATACATTAGGCCAAACGGAAGTATATTGGATCAGAATAAAGGAAAACAGGATAACGGACGGTACGCTTGAAGTGATTGAAGAGCGCGCTCTAAACGCCGCCTGCGAGCTGATACGGGTTGCGGCTATGGCGTATAAGGCGAGGAGGTAAACACTATGACCAGAGACGATACCCGCGCCAAAGGCGCGAAGAAGCACGAGGAAACGAATTACGAGCGGTATTTTTCTACGCCGGAAAAGGCGGCAAAATCAATAGTAACACTATCAGAGATGTGTGTGGATTTTTGCCTGAATAAATGCGACGACTATGACAGCATTACTGACGAAAAGTGCGAAAAATGCGCGCTCGAATGGCTTATGCGTCCTGCGGAGGAATGATATGGGAACTCGTGATGAACCGTATACAAAAACAAGAAAGTGAATAGGGAATGAGAAGAAAACGATTTATAAGGTTACTTATGGCAAATGGGTATCAACGGAATCAGGCAAACGAAATTGCAAAAAGCGTACAGGATATATGTGCGAAACGATCATATGATTCGATATGGAATGATCCTGTCTTTCGGCTTTCATATATATTTATATTTGGAGTATGCAAATATCTTGCAAAATTAAGAACTGCGGCGGATCGTGTTTCTGATGCTGCCAAAAATATGACACAACAGATAAGGTCATAGAAGTGGCAAAACAGAAAGAGCGGCATAGAGCCGCCCAATCCGTGTCTTGTTTTATAGTAAATATATTATACCACAGGAGAGAAGATTGTGCAGACAAAATATAAAATAGACCGGGACACGCGCACTTTGATTTTGAAATATATCCGAAAATATGATGAATACCGGAAATGGTATGAATGTGAGCGCGACAGGATTCTCTATCCGAGTCCGAAACAGGCGGATGGTATGCCGAGGGGCGGATATGTGAGCGATCCTACGCTTTCATCAGCGGAGAAGTTAGAGCTTCTTGAAAAAGAGCACAGGTCAAGAGTGATAAGGGCAATCGATCAGGCACGGCACATGATAGGGGTTGACATTGACCAAACTTTGGAGCAGGAGGAGACGCTACGGCGGTGCATTTGGCTTTCCTGTCTTAACGCGAGGGAATATCCGTTTGAGGCGTTTGACGGTCTTATATTTGTATCGAGGAGGCAGTTTTACAGGTATAAAAATCGGTTTATGAACGATATAAAATATTTGCTTGGATTGTAAAGTTGGCACTGGGCGTCCAAACTGTGGCTTATAATAATAGTGTAGAATTATAGCCGCAACGAGGTGGAACCACTTTCAAGGTGCAAAAATCCACAAGGAACACCTTATAAGATTCCCTGCAGGGAATTGAGAAAGTCACGTGAAAGCGGGTAGGCGCATACCGCTATAATCAGACGGCATTTGGGAAGCTGTCGAGTGCCAACGGGAATAGCCGTGTGCCCAAGCTGGCTGATACCCGAAAAAACCAAGCCGTAGGTTTCCTGCACAGATAAGAGCAGGTTTTAGAGCGGAATAGGATTAAATGATTGCCGCTTGCCCGCAGCGACGAATAAATAGCGGGCTTGAAACAAGGCGGTATAGCCGCAACGATATAAAGTGATCGCGTTGTGCATGCTTGCGGGGCGCACAACCCTTAAAGACTCCCGCGGGAGTCTTTTTGTTTTACAAAAAGGGACGGTACATCAATGAAAATACTTGGCACAAAATATGAAATTGTTCGCAAGAAGCGTGAGGATGATCCGAAGCTTGTTGAAAATGACGGCTACTGTGACCCGACGAGCAAAATAATTGTAATTGTGGATGGATATACTCCTGACATAAACAATGTTTCCGATTTAAGCGTGTATGATAACAATGTTTTAAGACACGAGATAATACATGCATTTCTTCATGAAAGCGGATTGCGCAATTATTCAGCGGACGAAACGCTTGTTGACTGGTTGGCGGTACAGTTTCCGAAAATGCTCGCCGCGTTTGAAAATGCAGAATGTGCAAGGTAAGGGTTATGGATATTTACAATATGAGCCATTGTAAAGATTTGACTGCTGCCGTTGCGATCTCACGGGCAGATAGAAGAAAGACGATTGCGTTTGTTGTGAATGGGAGTTACCGGATCGGGGAAGTGTATAGATTTGAATGGAAAAATGGGATGTTGAAGCTCCTTAAATCTCCGCGTTCATGGAATTAGGGGAATGGTAAAGGTCGTTATGAAATGGCAAAAGGAAAATATAGGGAATGGCTTGAACCGGATAACCTGAAGCTTTTGGAGGGCTGGGCGAGGGACGGCCTGACAGATGAAGAGATCGCCCGAAACATGGGGATAAATATAGCGACGCTTTATCGTTGGAAAGAAAAGTATTGCGAGATTTGCGAGGCCCTAAAAAAGAGCAAGGAGGCCGTGGATTATAAAGTCGAAAACGCGCTGCTGCAATCGGCTCTTGCCGGAAACACAACAGCACAAATATTCTGGCTGAAGAACAGGAGGCCAGACAAGTGGCGGGATAACCGGAATGATGCGCCGGAGCAGCAGGAGGCCTTGAAGAAACTGGATCATAATCTCGCCGGAATAGACAGGGTAATGGAAGATGGCTGAGTTTTCCACAATGCAAAGAGAATACTGGAACCGCGCGACGCACAGGTGGAACGTAAAAGCAGGGGCGACACGCTCCGGCAAAACGCATTTGGATTATTACATGATACCAAAGCGGATAAGGGCATGCAGAGGCAACGGCCTTATTTTATTGCTCGGCAACACAAAGAGTACGCTTGAGCGAAACATTCTTGATCCAATGCGGAATCTATGGACGCCGGCGCTTGTAGGGAATATCAGCAGCAATAACACTGTGAACCTTTTCGGCAGGAAATGTTACGCGCTCGGCGCGGACAAGGTAAGCCAGGTAACAAAAATACAAGGCGCTGGAATAGAGTATTGCTACGGTGACGAGGTAACGACGTGGAACGAGGAAGTATTCCAGATGCTGAAATCCCGCTTGAGCACACCAACATCATGTTTTGATGGAACATGCAACCCTGGCCCGCCGAGCCATTGGTTCAAGACGTTTTTAGAGAGCGACGCGGATATTTATCAGCAAAGCTACACAATAGACGATAATCCGTTTTTATCCAAGAGCTTTGTCGAGAACCTGAAGCGTGAATATGCGGGAACTGTGTATTACGACAGATATATATTAGGCCTGTGGGCGCTTGCCGATGGGCTTGTTTATCCCATGTTTGACAAGGACAAACATGTTGTAAAGGAAGCGCCGGAAAAAGGGGAATGGTATATCTCGGTGGACTACGGAACAATGAATCCATTTGCGGCTGGATTATGGTGCACTAATAACGGGGTTGCGTATTTAGTGCGTGAGTATTACTACGATGGGCGTAAAAACAGACGCCAGAAGACGGACGATGAATATTATAGAGATATTGAAGAATTGGCTGGAGATAAGGCAATCAGATATATTGTTGTTGATCCATCGGCAGCATCATTTATTACCTTGATACAGCAACGCGGTAGATATTCAGTAATAAAGGCGGATAACCGCGTATTAGATGGAATACGGACAACAGCGGGGTTATTAAACGCAGGGAAGATTAAAATACATGAAAGTTGCACGGATTGTATTAGGGAATTTAGATCGTATAGTTGGGACGAAAGAGCTGGAGAAGATAAAGTGGTAAAGGAATCAGATCATGCGATGGACATGATGCGGTATCTTGTTATGACAGCAATGAGGCGAATCGGCGAAGTGTATGACGTGTATGTATGATTATGCGGCGCAAAAACGAAGCGTTTTCATGTAAAATATGCAAAATTTAGCATGGGTATGCATCAAAATATGAATAAATATTGAAAAATAGACGCTAAAAGCGCTCAACACTTCGCTAAAGTTTAGTTTTGCGAATAGTTGAAAAAGGGGTAAATATGCTAACTGATTTGAATTGGATTACGCCGGGCCAGCTGTTCCCACCAAGAGGGGAAGAGGGTAGATTAAAGGCGTACGAAAAATACGAATATATGTTTTCGGGGGAATATGAACGAGTATTCGGGAGTGGATTTGCAAATAAGGCGATGGAGCTCCGAATGAGAGATGCAAAAGTTTCTACTGTAATCAACTACCCGCAGCTTCTTAGTAAAAAAACAGCTGACTTTGTATGCGGCGAGCCACCTATTATTGATGTCGGAGATAATACGGATGCCATGCAAGACGAGTTGGATGGAATGAATTTTTCAAACATTCTTTATGAATCGTTCATGGACGTTTCACGGTTTGGCAATTCTGTTGTAAAAACACTTGATGACAGAGTATCTATCACGCCGCCAAAGTATTGGTACCCTATTGTAGATATATACGACAAGAAAAAAATAAAACAGCAGGTGATTGCATTTGTGGCAGATAGGACGATTTATGTTGAGATTCATGAACCCGGAGTATATGAAAAGCGGATATATGAAGCTGAACCGGGAGAAAATAAACAGTATCTAAAATTTGGAAAGCCGATTGGGGGATTTCAACGAATCGCTACAAATATAGACGAAAATGCGGTTCAGGTGCTTTCTAATGTAACAAGCTCCGATAGTCTATATGGGGTAAGCGATTATGACATTATCAAAGATACGCTTAAGCAGCTGCTTTGGCGTATTTTTTGTGTAGAAAGAATTTTAGATAAGCATTCTGCGCCATCTATTGTAGGGCCCGGTACAATGCTTGAAAAAGACCCGATCACGGGGCTCACATTGATAAAGGCCGGGAACTTCTTCAAACGTGATAGTGCGGACACTCCTGCACCGGAATATCTAACGTGGGACGGAAACCTTGATGCGGTTCGTTGGGAAATCGAATGGCTGACTAATCAAATGTATACATTATCGGAAATGGGCGCTGCATTCCTTGAAGGGGCTGGGCAGGGCGAAGTAAACAGCGGAAGGGCGCTGCGCCTGCGTATGACATCCCCGCTTGTAAAAGCAAAGCGCCTTGTTGGCATCAACGAACAGACCGTTAAGAAGATCATCCGTAATGTTGCGCTTTCAAGAGGGATGAGGGTTGAGATCAAGGATATATCTACGGTTTGGAACGATGGAATTCCAAACGATACGATAGAAGATAGCGAACTTTACGAAAGGGCTACAGGCGGGAAACCGTTCATGAGCCAACTAACAGCAGTAAAACGGTTTGGCAATCTTGATGATCAAGCGGCAGAGGAGGAACTTGCAGCAATTGAGGGAGAACATGTTTCCGTATTTGAACCGATGGAGTTAGCACATGGACAGGATGGACGAGCTGATACAGGAATACAGACGGGCACAGGAAGAAATAACGGCGGAAGTAGAGAAAAATCCGAACGGTACGGAGGGGGAATATCAGGAGCGCCTGCTGATTAAGATAACGGCTATCCTTGCGGCGCTATATGCCTACACAGAGCAATGGGGTAAAAAGAATATTCCGGAGCTGTATGAAAAAGGGATGAATGCTGCTTATGCTTCTGTAAGTGCGCAATACAGAGAGTCCGGGAAAACGCCGCCGGAAATGGCAGGCGCGACTGCGGCGGATGATGCAGCGGTTCGGGAGGCAAGGATAAATATGAATTCCTACCTGACAGATGCGGTCGAACAAACGCGGGAACATATGCAGACGGAAATCAGGCGGGCTGCCCTAAAAGCGACAGAGGAATCGATCACAAAAGGGCAGACAACAAAGGTAATGCAGGAAAATCTGATCGCTATACTGGAAGCGAATGGAGTACAATCTGTACCCTATATCCGAAACGGGAAAACGTGTTATATGCAACTTGACGCATATGCGGAACTTGTGGCGCGGACGACAGAACATGAAATCCGGAACACAGCAAACATTAATATGGGTGCGCGAATCGGCAATGACCTTGTTAAAATGTCGGAGCATTGGGGGGCCTGTCCGATATGTACGCCGTATCAAGGACGCGTATTCAGTGTAAGCGGGGTAAATCCCCATTATCCGTATTTATATGATACCCCGTGGTCGAGCGTGTACCAGAATTTTCATCCGCGTTGCCGCCATGTGCTGACACAGTATATAGAGGAACTGCACACGCCGGAGGAAAACGCGAGAATGCAGGAATTTTCAGGGCGTTCGTTTGAAGTCGGAGGAAGCGGATGGACAAAGCAACAGACGGAAGCGGCGAATAAGAGCCTTGCGAATTATCGGATAGGACAAGAACGTAAACGGAAGCTGTATACCGATCGGAAGCAATATGAACGGTATCAGCTTGTATTAGGGGAAGACGCGCCGAAGACATTTTCCGGTTTCCGCAGGATGAAGGCGGCGAACAGCGAACGGTGGCAACTTACAGAACTGGATTATAGACGACGTAACAAGCTGATTGACAACCCGGAGCTTGCGCTGCCGAATGCGGAAAAAGCGACGGCAGCAGACACGAAATTTACAAAGTATTTGTTTAATAAAGATAATGCTGACGGATGGGCGAAAGGCCGTGCATTTGAAAGCCGTTTGGGGTATAATATATCTAACTGGGAGGAACTGCAAAAGCAGCTTATCGATAGGGCGCGGATTTACCCGGCGAAGATTAATGGGAAAACGCCGCAAGGTAATGATAAATATGTGCAAAATATAGTGGTGTACGGGCAGAAAGGAAAGCCTGCCAATGTTAAGATAATATGGGCACATGAGGAAGAAAAAGAACGCTTGATAACGGCTTTTATTGAGGAGATTGAGTAATGAAATTTACGAAAGAATTGAAACAATACGATGCTGTTATATTAAAAGACGGCAGGCGTGGAGCAGTAGTTGAGATATGGGGAGACAAAGGTTTATCTGTGGATGTTGGATCATCTCCAAAAGATTGGGACAATATAGATGTTTCGTGGGATGATGTAAAAGAGATTATTCACAATTAAAGTAGCGATAGACGATATAGAAAAGGTAATACACGACTAAAAGGAACGCTTGAGGGCGTTCTTTTTATATAGCAAATAAGGCCACCCTTGGGGTGGTTTTTTATTACCCTTTTACGGTGTAGGAAAAACCGGGAGATAACGGGCGACGGCCCTAAAACGGGGAGGCAATATGCTGAAACATTTATTTCCTTTCATGGACGCGGACGGCGGCGCTACGGGCGCTGCAAGCACTCAGGACGGCGGCACGGGAACGGCTGCCCAGACTGATATTATGCAGGCCGGAAGCGCACAGGAGGGGGCTGACGAGCTTAAAACGGGAATGGACGTAAAGTCGGAAGCGCAAAAAATTGCCGACGCTATGGTGGCGAAAAAGCTGAAGGGTATGCCGAGCAAGGAAGAGATTGCTGAATACCGCAAATGGAAAGATGAACAAAGAACCGAAGCGGAACGGTTGGCAGACATCCAAAATAAAGCAGCACAGGCATTATCAGCAGCGGAAGAGCGCGAGGCGAAAGCAAGCGCGATGATTGCGGCGGCAGAAGCCGGCATCAGACCGGAGCATATCGATGACGCGGTCATTCTGGCGATGGCGCGTGTGGATGACGATACTTCCATTGAAGATGCGGTTGCAAAAATCGTACAGGCGAACCCGTCATGGAAGGCGGGAACGAATCTGCCGAAAATGGGCGGGAATCCGGCAGAGGACGAACAGGAGAAAAGAAAACCGCCGATATTGATTTAAAAGGAGAATGACAAATGGCAAGAATTGAAAGTTTAAACGTATTGCTTGACCCGTCGGGGAAGGATTTCCTTGCGGAGCTTTACGGGAAAGTGATTGAGAACATCCAGAAGAATACCATTTCTTCCGCGTTGAAGAATCAGGATTTGTCCGGACAGCCCACTAGCGGCTCTGTGGAGGCAAAACGCTTTGCAAACGCGCAGTCTAAAGATTACGGCACAGCGCGCGCAGCGGGAAAAGGCAATGCGGTGAAGGCAAAACCGGTGACGGTACAGATCGACCAGGACAAAGAGATTGTTGAGGAATTAGAGGAAAAAGACATCATGCTGTACGGTGTGGACGGCGTTATGACGCGGCGCTCGTCCAACCATGTACTAACCATGACACGGGAACTGGAACGCGCGTTCTTCCAGGAAGCAGTGAGCGCAGGCTCGCAGTTTACCACTGAAGAGACTGAGGTGGATTCTATATTGGAAGCGGCAATTCAGCAAATTGAAACTACGCGCAACGACTATGTGGACGGTGTGCCGAGGGATATGATTGCGGTAGTTGCAACCCCGAACTTCTACGGAAAGGTGCGCAAGTTCTTAGATGATACCGTACATAACGCGAATGTAGATACCGCTGCCGCTGAGTTTTATACATTCCACGGCGTGTCTGTTCAAAGCTCGGTTTATCTTCCCGACGGCGTGGACTTTGTAGTCATGGTGCGCGGCGCGGTAGCGCAGCCAGTGCTTCCCAGACCGTACACTGCGGAGAAAATTCCGTTGTCCGAAGCGTTTGCGGTAGAACTGTTCTTCTATTACGGCACAAAGGCTGTTATGCCGGATTTAATCCTATATAAACCGGTAGATGCGCTAGGAGCGCTTACGGTCACGTCTGCGGCGGGGGCTTCTTCCGGCACGACTAAGATCACCGTCACTCCACCCAAAGCTGGCAGCAGAAGCTATGTATATAAAACCGGCGCCTCCGTAACCGCACCGACCTATGATCAGAACCTATCTTCCGGCTGGACGGCATGGGACGGGACTTCCGACATCACAGCGACTACCGGAAACAAGATCGGCATTGCGGAAGTAGACACGGATAAGAAGTGCAAGAAGTATGGAGAAGCGACGGTTACATCCGCAGCGTAAGCAGGTGATTTGATATGAGTCTGACAGTAGGCGTGGACAGCTACGTGACCATAGAGGAGGCAACAGAATATCTGAGCGCGCATTATCCGTCTACTGAAGAGCGTATGCAGGCGTGGGGAGAACTTTCAGAATCTGATCGGGAGGTTTTCTTACGCCGTGCGTGCGCCGCGCTCAGCCAACTTTCTTATCGCGGTGTTACATTTGAAGCGTTCCAACCGCTGCCGTTTCCGCGATACTTCTATCCGGGAGCAGTGATGGCATATCGGGAGCTGATTGCGCCCCTGGCGTATCTCTATCCGGAACTTGCAGAAGTGCCGGATGACATTAAGGCGGCGCAAATCGAAGAAGCGTTTGAACTGGCATGTCCGTCTTCTGACACGGAGAAAAGCGCTGCACTTAATGGGGCGGTTCAGTCATACAGCATCGGACATTTATCCGAAACACTCAGGACGGCGGGAGCGGGAACGGCAGAAGCGATGTTGAAAAGCGGGGTGGCGCAAAAGCTCGTTGAGCAGTATGTTGGAGGCGCTTATGAGATACTCTGATAGGCTGGCTCTGTACCTCAATCAAACAGTGCAGCTTCAAAGACAAGCCGAACCGGACGGGTACGGAAATATGCAATACAGTAATCCACAGGTGATCAAGGCACGAAAAGAAGGAAGGACTCAGATGGTACGCGATACAAACGGTGAGACGGTAGTGTCTTCTACTACGCTTTTCACATTGGAGCGGGTAAGCCCGATGGATAAGATAGACGGTGTGATCGTTATCAACTCCATGAGTATGGTAGACCGCTATGGAAACATCGTTGGCTGGGAGGCGTATCTATGAGTTTTGAGTGGTACGGCGGCCAAATACTGGACGCAATCATTGAAGCGGGAGACAATGCGCTCCTGACGTGTGGAGCGGACTTGCAAAGCAAGTCTATTGACCGTGCGCCAATCGACACCGGAAAGCTGCGTGAATCTGGTGTTGTGGATGATGCTGAAATAGCAAGCCATGTTGTAAAGGTTGGATATTCGCCCGAGGTCGACGATTATTCGCTTGTACAGCATGAGCGCTTGGATTTCAATCATCCACGCGGCGGGGAAGCCAAGTATCTGGAAAACCCTTTCAACGAAAACGCGCAGCAGTATATTGAAAAGATTGGAAAAGATATAGGGGAGGTGATCAAATGATTTTTCTGGACGATATGAAAAGTTATCTGGAGGAACAGGAGATCGGAGTCCCGTTTTTTGTGGGCAACCTTCCGCCGAATCCTGTGAACTGTATCGCATTATTTGAGTATCAGGGCTTGCCTCCTGAGATGAACGCCGCCGTGACGCCTGCTATGCAGCTGCTTCTGCGCGTAGAAGCGGAACGGTTTGCCGAAGGGTATGAACAGCTTTATGCGGCGACAACCACACTATTGGAGATTGGACGGCGCGACGGAGAGCTGTCAAAAGGGATCGAGATCAACGGCTCCCTTTATTTATTGGTCTATACGCCGGGATCGGGATTTAACCAGCTCGGAAAGGACGAAAACGGAAACTCTTTATTGAGTAAAAATTTTTATGTGGTAAGAGGAGGAATTTAAATGGCAAATAATCAACCAATGCCCAGAATCGGAGTAGACGAGCTATTCGTTGCAAAGATTTTGCAGGATATATCGACCGGAACTTCATACGCTGTGCCGATATGGCTTCAGGGCGTAAACAATATTGGGTATGATCCTGCGACACAAAGTGCAACATATGACGCTGATGACGGTGCATATGCGACGGTATCTGGAGATGGGAATTCACAGGCGACTATCAGAGTGGCAGATTTGCTGCCTGAATATAGAGCGTTGCTTCTTGGGCTGATTCAAGATGCACAAGGTGTTGTCGAGAGCGGAATTTCTGATAATCCGCCGGAGTTTGCACTTGGGTGGCGTTCGCAAAAATCCAATGGAGCCTATCGATTTGTATGGTTACTCAAGGGTAAATTTTCGAAGGGTTCCGAGACATACACAACGAAGGGGAGTGCAGGGGTCACCTTTAACGACACAGAAATCGTGTTTACCGCCCTGAATCGTGCTTCCGATGGGAAAAAACAGCGCCAGATCGACAGCGATGATTATGCGCATATTCCGGCAGGGCTGACGCTTGATATGCTGTCGAGCAAAGAAACAGGATGGTTCTCGTCACCGAATTACATTCCGACGGTAACGGGTACACCAATCAGCGACCTCGTGGCAACAACGGGTGCAGGAGAAAACGGGAGCATTGACCTTACATTCTCCGCTCCTGAAGGTGCAACTTCGGTGAAGGTTCAGGCCAAGCAGATAGATGGCTCGTGGGTAGATGTGCAGACCTCAGCATCAATCACTGCAGTAAGTACGACCGCTACTGTGATCGGGCTTACAGATGGTAACTCATATACAATCAGACTTGTTGTGATGGGTGGAAGTAAAGCAGGGGCCTCAAATGAACAGACAGCGAAGGCAAAGGGCGGTGCGTAATGTATATGCTTGAAAAAAAAGGTGTGATCCGCGTCACGGATGACCCTGAAAAAAGAGACGCTTTGATTGTTCAGCATGGTTTTACACTTAAAGAACAACCGAAGAAAACAGTAAAAAAGAAAGAAGACGAATAAGGACGCGGGGCGGCGAAAGCTGCCCCTCTCCCTTATGAAAAGGAGAGGTTATGAAAGAGATCAAAATCACCGTAGGTGGGGAAAGATACAGCAAAAAGAATTTTACAGGAGAAGACTGGATCAGATTCTTGGATTATATAGAAGTAGCAGGTGAAAAACCGCTCTCAAAGGAATTTTTTAATGCGCGTTATGATTTTATTTCAGACGTCATGGGAATTGATCGAGAGGCGTTGATGAGCGCAGACCTTACGGAGGTAACGACTGCATTTAAGGAAATTGAAAAAGGAATATCAGCGGCTTTTTTCGGTATTCCGGCGACAATAGAAAACGAAGCGCCGGAGACGCAAGAGTAAGCTTTTTAAAACTGGCGCATGACATGATGGTAAATCACGGAATGCGGATAGACGATTTTTTGTCGCAGGATCTGGAATGGCTTTTGCGTACAAGCCGTGCGGCGGATCAACCAGAGCTTACATTTATTGATGAATTATAACGAACGGTTGATTCTTTTTTATTGTACATGATATTATATGGAAAGGGAGGGGCGGTGTCATGGAAAACAATAAAATCAGAACTGCGGCAGATATGCAAAAGGCAGAAGATGAGTTTCTAAAAAAGGTCAATTTTGTAGAAGATTTTGGATTAGAATTTACTGATGAAAAATCTTTTACACGATGCTTTTTGATTAGTAAGGACCGACGCTTTTATTGTACTCCGATTATGAGTAATCCAATATTTCGTGTAGAAAGATTAGATGATATTGTAGATGTTTCTATAAGCGAAAATAATACTCAAATCCAAGGATTGCATGACATGATGATTGGAAACGCTTTATTTGGAGCAGTTGGCGCATTAGCAGCCGGGATAGGAAAAGGCGGGAAAATAAATGATTTACATCTTGATATCGTATTAAGAAATACGGACGATGCCCATATGAGGATCGATTTCATTGATGACCCTATACGAATAAAGAGCGAGATATATCAAGTTGTTACCCTGACAGCAGAAAAAATATATGCGCAACTCAAGTCTGCTATCACTTCATCGGTTGATAGTATGTCCATCGCGGATGAGATACGAAAATTTAAGGAATTAGCAGACGAAGGCATCATAACACAGGAAGAGTTCGAGGCGAAGAAGAAGCAATTGCTCGGAATATGAATGAAAATCGCTCAGGAATGGGCGGTTTTATTTTGCAGCCATGCATGATATAATGGCATAGCAGGGATACATAAGCGGGCGGTTGGCCACTACTCCGTTTCTAACGGCTGGAAAGTGGTGGTGCCAATGGAATATCTTGTCATTTTGACAGTGATTCTGATCATTGTTTGGCAAATTTCAAAGGATAAAAAATAAACCGCCCTCCGGCTCAAGGTTGGCGATTTATTCTAACCTATAATCTGGGCTAACCGCTTTGCGGTCGTATCCCTGCTTTTATTATACCACGGAGAAATAAAAAGTAAACAGCATTTTGAGGCACCTGAAAAGGTGTCTTTTTGTTTGGAGAAAAACAATGCAGAGTGGAATCGTAGGAAGGCTATATGTAGAAATAGCTGCAAATTATGAAAAAATGAATACTGGCCTTAAGCAGGCAGAAGAAGCTGCTAAAAAGGCGCAGCAAAATATGGAAAGCGGTTGGCAGCGGGCCGCAAATAAGATGAATACCATTGGAAACGGACTTACTGCCGGGCTTACCGCACCATTGATTGCCGGCGGCATAGCCGCAATCAAATATGCATCTGATTTGGAGGAAACATTAAGCAAAGTCGATGTAGTGTTTGGAGACAGCGCAGATCGGGTCAAAGAGTGGGCCGATACTGCAGTCGAACAGATGGGGCTTGCGTCGGAAACAGCCATGAGTGCAGCATCTACCTACGGAAACATGGCAGATGGAATGGGAATCGCGTCGGAGACAGGACTTGAAATGGCAATGAGCCTTACTCAGCTTTCCGCAGACCTCGCGTCCTTCAATAACACGTCGCAGGAAACCGCACAGATAGCCTTGAACAGTGTATTTACCGGAGAAACGGAAACGCTGAAGCAATATGGTATCGTCATGACACAGACAAACCTGCAGCAATTCGCCATGCAGCAGGGGATCACGAAAACTATTGCTGAAATGACACAAGCGGAACAGGTACAGCTTCGGTATAATTATGTACTTGCGAATACGGCTAACGCGCAGGGGGATTTTGCCCGGACGTCGGATAGTGTAGCCAACCAAACCCGAATGGCAAAAGAGCAGTTTAAACAGGTTGCTGCGACACTCGGCCAGAACCTGCTTCCGATGGCAACGAAAGTGCTTAAGGGCGTAAACAGCCTGTTGGATGGGTTTAATAATTTAGATAAAGACACTCAGCAATTACTTATAACGCTTGGTGGAATCGCTATCGCTGCAGGCCCTGCTATGAAGATTGGCGCAGGGGCGATCACTACAATCCAGAAATTGCGGGATGGATTACGCAATCTGAAAAACCCAGCGGCAGATGCGGCTTCTGCTGTTGGAGGAATTGGGACGGGAGCTAAAGCGGCCGTTCCGGGCGTGAAAACACTTGGCCTAACACTTAATTCCGCGCTCGGGATTATTGGGCTTGTTGGCGCGGCAGCAACAACGCTGATCGCTGTTTTTTCCGAGTTCTCCAAACCATCGGAGGAAGCGCAGGCACTTAAAGATAATACGGATGGGTTGATAGAATCACTGAATAAAAGCGCTGCAGAATTTGAAAATTCAACAGCTAAGATAGACGCGCAAGCCGCTATGGCAAACACGCTTGCTGGGGAGATCGAGAATCTGAACAGCGATATTCTTACCATGAATGAGGCCGACGGTGCTTCTGTTGCGCAAAAAGAGCTGCTAAAACAAAAGGCGAATGAATTAAATTCCATATTGGGGAAAACGGTTATTACGATTAACGATCAAACCGGAGCAATTAATGAAAACGTTAACAGCATTTATGACGCGATTGAAGCATACACAAAGCAGGCGCAAACGCAAGTATTTTTGGAGAGATATAACGATTTGTTGGCCGATATGAACAACCTTCAAATTGACAATGCAGTTGCAGTACGAAAGGTGCAGGATGGATTTGAAAAAATGCATCCAGCGTTACAGGAAGATGTAAAACTGGCATATCAATTAGGGGGTGCAGGCAGAGCATTAGAGGAGCTTGCAGCAGTTACGAATGATAACGATTTGCGTGCTTATGCTATAACGGTTAGAGAGTCGCAGGAGGCTTTAGCGAGTGCAGAAGATGAAATGCAAACTTTTAAGGATGCCGCTAAAGACCTCGGTATCGATATTGATTCTCTGATTGTATCGACTCAAGGAGAATCAGAGGCGCTCGAAACGCTTTCTGCGGCGACAAAGCAGATTACAGAAGATGAAGCCGCATTATTTATGCAGCGACAGGAGAACGGCGAGAAATTAAACGAAGAAGACGCGGCCAATCTTGAATTATGGAAAGCGAATAACGCAGAGCGTGCAGTTGTATTAGAGGAAGAGGTCAAACGCGAGGCAGAACTTTATCAACAACGCGTAGATGCCGCTACAGATATGAACAACAAGATCGATGTCGCGAATCAAACGTCTCTTGCAAAGGCCACCCAAAATCTGGAACATAATACACAAGTTACACAGGAAATGGTCGCAAATCTCGATTCTCTGTATGGAAAAATACCAGAATCATTGTATACCTATTTAGAAGAGGCGGGAACAGATCAGGCAAGACTAATCTCACAATTAGCTGATGAAATGGAAGGTGGTGGAAGCGATGTTGCAGAACGGTTTGTAAACGCATATCTCGCGGCGTTAAACGCAGGAAAGTCACCCGCGGAAGCGGCATCGTATGCTTTTGGATCAGATGCGCAAACAGCTTCCGGTAAAGGTGTCGCCGACAATACTGCGATACAGACTGAAACTGTAAACCAAATGAACGATACGATCCAATCTATGCGTGATATTATTGACGGTGGAAATTTTTACTATCTCGGCATGGGAATTGCAAATAATATGGCACGCGGCTTACGTCTTGCCGCGCCCAACTTATATTCTGCGGCAGATACGATGATGAATAATTTAAAGAGCAGATTGTCTATTACAGTAGAAGCAGCAACAACATCGAGCGGGGCGAAAATACATGCTTACGACGTTGGCGGATATTTTACAAATCCACAGCTTATACAAATTGCAGAAAAGCGTCCTGAGTTTGTAGGAGCTGCGTCTGATTTGGAATCTTTCATTGATAAAGCTGTGAATAATGCTTTTGTAGGAGTCGATCCAATCGTAACAAGGCCAATCGCGCTTTCTTCACGAGACATCGCCTCAAGTCGAAATATTGAAATAAATGTACCGGTTCAAGTAATGGTATCGCAGTCGCTTTCAGATGTGGATATCAAAAGAAAAGCAAAAATGATCGGGGAAGTTGCGAATAGATATATAGGCAGGAGGACAAATTGAGAAGATTCTATTTAGAGGACAATACAGGGCGGCGGCTTTCCCTGCAGGATGACAAACGCTTCATGTGGGAACCGTCTGGCCTCGGCTATGCGGAGGATATCGGTTTCGCGCAGGTGGAATACGGCTTTTTCTCGGAATCCTCGCGGGATTACGCGCAGCCAAGCATCAGCGGAACAATGGTGTTTATGCCGGATGTGCAGGAGCCGTATCAAACCTATCAGGAGTTTGTGGACTGGGTGAACAGCGCGGAGGGCCTGCAGCTTGTCTATGTTCCATACGGAACGCGAGAGTTGTATGTAGATGTGATCGTGACGGGGCTCGAGCTTTCGGAAAAGGAGCTGACAGGGGTGCTCGAATGCCCGGTCACATTCACGGGCACAAGTCCATATCACAAAAAGAACCCGCTGACGTTTCTGTTCAGGACGGAGGAAAGCATCAATCCAATGCGGTTCACGTTCAAATTCCCGTTCAAGTTTTCGGACAGCGGAGCGGGCGACGCGCAGATTTTTACTCCGCAGGGGCATTTCCCGGCGGCAATGGAGCTGTATATCAACGGGCCGTGCTCAAATATCTACTTCAAAGTGGAGGACAACGCCACAGGGGCGCTTATAGGCGCGCTCGACCTGTCCGGCGTATCGGTAGCGGCGGGAGACTACATCTACTATTCCTCCCGGCCAAACGCTGACGGCGTGTGGAAAGTATCGGGCAACACACGAACGGATCTTGTGGAATCGCTCAACGAAAACGTGGCAAACTTCTTCACGATCCCGGTCGGGAAAGAAGTGCGGGCGACGCTGACAGCGGACACAACGGCAGGAACGGAGCTGACGCATATTTTGCACGTCCACGAGTACTTTAAGGGGTGATGCATCGTGATAACCTACATAAGAGATAGACATACATTCGCCCTCAAACATCACGCGACGGCACTCAACTATGATATGACGCTTTGCTCTATCTATGATGAGGTATCGGATTTCAAGATACGCGGGAAAGAATCTTCGGCAAAGGCCGGGGATTTTTTCTTTACGGACGGATTCTTCGGGATAATAAAAGAGGTAGACAAGGACAGGGAGACGTTAGACGTTACATGCAACGACATCGACACGCTGTTCTCAAGGGATATCCCGGACGATACCGGAACGGTAGTCGGTAGCATCGAGCAGTATATAAAATCGCTCATAGATAAATACTATGTGAACCTATCTGACGCGGTATACGCCACGCCGTATCTAACAGTCATTGCCGCTACATCGACTGCGGGAAGCGCATTGCCGGACGTGGAAAACGGCGTTTGGAATGTGAAATCGTATCTCTCCAAAGTACGGCGGCTCTACAATATTCACACTTCGTATTCGGTAGTAAACGGCGGCCTTGTGATGCGGCTCTTTCACCGCGACAGGCAGACGCACAAGGTGTTTCTGGACTTGTCAGATTTTGAGGTGTTAGAGGAATCGTTCGCACATGAGGCCATCGGAAAGATCACGACCATAGCGGAGGACACCGGAGCGCGGCGGGATTGGTACCTGCTTACAGACGGCACGGTCACGAATACCTATACGGACGAAAACCGGGTGGATGGCACATGGGAAATATTAAATGTGAGCGAAGCTGCAAACGCTGCGGAGGAGGTCAAAAACAAATTCGCGGAGAACAGCGATTCGCACCTCATCGAGTTTGCGTGCAGTAAAGAATATAATTTCTATGACAATCTGATTGTTCGCACGAAAGACGGGCAGGTTCTATCGAGTTACATCTCCGCGATCCGCAAAAGCAGCGACCGGAGCAAGAACGTATACAAGAGCGGCGAGCTGCGGATCATGCTGGACGAAAAGCTGAACCTTTGGAAGCGGGAACAGCCGCAGACGGCAGGAGCGGCGCAAAGCATTGCGGTCGACGCGGAAGCAATTACAAATGAAGAATTGGAGGGAATGCTGAAATGAGGAGGAAAGACGGATGGCGCTGAATGGGATCATTTTTGAGGAAAGGAACAACACGGCAAAGAATTGGCGCAGGATATTTCAAAATATGCACGGAGACGGCATATTGAGAGGGTGCGACGTGACCTTTACGTCCAACTCGATCACAGTAGGAGACGGAGTGTTTATACTGGCCGGAGGGATCATATCAAACGACGGGGCGGACACGATCACGGTAACTCCAACGCTTACAGACGGATATGTCCGTCTTAAATGCCGGGTAGATATGACGCAGGAAGCGCTTGAAACAGGGCCCGGACAAGTAGAATGGCTCACGGAGTTTTCGACGACAACGACGTTTCCGGCGCTGACACAGGAAGATATAAACGGCACGGGGAGTGTCTATGAGGGGGAGATCGCGGTCTTACAGATCGTGAGCGGAAACATCACGGAAAAGGTAAGCGTGATGAATACGGTATATGGAGCGAATAGTGAGGATTTTTAAAAATGGCAATCAAATATTTGGATAGCAACGGTGTTTTATATTTATGGCAGAAGCTGAAAGCGCTTGTCAGCAGCGCAATTTCAAATAAGGTGGATAAGGTAAACGGAAAGGGGCTTTCCGCGAACGACTATACGACAGCGGAAAAAGAAAAGCTGGCGGGGATAGAAGCGGGGGCAAATAAATATATGCACCCGGATAGCCACCCTGCCAGTATGATAAGTGGTCTCGACGCGGCGATACAAGAGAAAGTAGCGGCGGCCGGACATTTAAAGCGTGAGATCGCAGCCGCTCTGCCGGAGCCTTCGGCGGCAGATGGTAACACGATCTATATGATCCGGAAATCATCGGGCGCCGATGGGAACCTATACGATGAATATATGCTGATCGACGGAGCGATGGAACGGCTCGGAGATACTGCGGTGGATATGACGGGATATGTGAAAGAAAGCGACCTTGCTGCAATCACGAATGGGGAAATAGATGAGATATGCGTATGAGGTGAACGATGTTTGTTTTTTTGAATAAGGCGGGGCTTGCCCGGCTATGGGAAAAGATCAAAGCGCTCGTTGCGGCACACGACTGCGGCGAAGATTTTTAGGAGGAAGCTATGTTTAAAAGGCACAGACAAATGACAGGCGCGGCAGCGCCGGAAAATGCTGAATATGGGGATATCGTCATTTTAAAAAACGGATCATTTTTTGTCGTAGACGAAAATGGTGATCTGATAGGGTTCATGACAAAAGACGGCGGAGTGTTCACAGGGGATATCAGCGTAAAAAACGTGATACCAAGCGTTGGAGGAGTAAGCACGTTAGGTACTGCTGCAAAAGAATGGAACAATATCTACACGCAGAACGTTTCAAGGAACGCGGCGGGATATTTAGTCTTACGATGCGACGATGATGTCATGGTAACGGACGAAAGCGGGGCATATCTGCGTGGTATTCGGGTAGGAGCGGGCAATGTGTCAAACGGTAACGCGCTGTTCGTGGGGGATTACCAAAGCTCATGCGGCGTGTTGTCTACGACGGCGTTTTACGTAGGGAATATTCAAGGGACTGCGCTGCAAACGATCTATGCGCAAAATATAAGCGGTTCTGCGAAACGGTTCAAAGAGGATATCCGGGAGCTGACGCCGGAAGAAGCGGAAAAGGTACTTAAAATGCTCCCGGTGGCTTTTAAATGGAAAGAGGGAGCGCCGTGGTCGGGCGAATCCATTTCATTCATTGCGGACGACGTGGAGGAGATCGACGACCGATTCGTCTTTTATTCGGAGGACGCGGACGGAAATAGGCAGGTAGAGGGATTGCAGGTAAATCCGTTCCTTGCAGCGTTTGGGTTCCTGATAAAGGAAAACCGAAAAAGAATTGTGGAGCTTGAGGAAAAGGAGAAAAAATTCGATGCGCTTTCCGCGCTCCTTGTGGAAAAAGGGATATTGACACAGGAAGAGATAGACGGGCTGGGGGAATGAGACATGGGGATCGTAGAAGCAGTCGTAACGGTAGCCGTGGCGATCTTGGGAGCGGGTGGCATCGTTACGATCTATCTAAAGCATCGGCTGGATAAAGAGCGGGACGAAGAACGCCGGAAACGGGAAGCGGAGGCGGAGCGCCGGAAACAGCTTGTGCTGATTGAGAATGATATTGACCTTGCCAAAAGCAAGGAGTGGATGGCGCTCGGCAAGATATTGAAATCCATCGTGGACTGCCTGCACGGAGAAAAGCCAAACGGACAGCTTACGGCGGCCTATGATAATTACTTAAAATCAGCGGAAGAATCCGAGCTTCTCTACAAAAAGAAGCGGATTTTTTTAGACAGTGAACAATGACGCATCTGCGTCTTTTTTATTAGAAAGGAGTTTAGTATGCAAAAAATAGCAAGACAGACAATGATCGATTTTGTCAAACAGGAAGCAGCGCGTGGCTCAATTTATGTATGGGGAGCGCAGGGGCAGCGCGGCGGACAGATCACCGAGGATTGGATCAGAAAAATGGAAACGTCCGCAACGAACGCGAACAGAGCCATTTCTCTTTGGAAGAAAAATAAGGGGAAATACGATCCGAACATGATCGGCGCGTTTGATTGCTCCGGCCTGATCGGCGCGTGCCTCAACGCGAACGGAAACGCGGGATTTGACGATACGGCAGACGGCTATAGGAATCGGTGCGTTTCCATAGATAAAGGCGCCCTGCAGGCTGGCGATCTCGTTTTTGAGTACAGCAACGGAAAGTCCGGTCACGTCGGCGTATATATTGGAGGCGGAAAGGTCATAGAGGCACGGGGCCGTGATTATGGGGTAGTAGAAACAGAACTGAACGCGCGGAACTGGAAGAAATACGGTAGGCCGGATTTCATGTATACAGATGGAAATGCTCCGGCTACACCCTCGGAGCCGGCCTGCACCAAAAAGTCATTTACACTTGACCATGTTGTGAAGAAAGGAAGCAAGGAAGCGGTGGTCGGTTCTATCCAGAACAATCTAAAGGCGATGGGCTATGATATTGGCACAGCCGGGCCGAATGGGAACGGGATCGACAACAACTTCGGCACAAAGACGGATGCCGCTGTAAGAGACGTACAGAAGAACGGCGGCGTGAAGATAGACGGACAGGTTGGAAAGAACACAACGCCGCTGCTCGGCGGGACATGGACGGAAAAGAGCGCACCCGCGGCGTCTATCCCAACGCTGACACGCAATTTAAAGCTGACCTCTCCCATGATGCGCGGCGACGATGTGCGGCAGGCGCAGGAGCGTCTGGAAAAGCACCTTGCGCAGCCGGGCAAGATAGACGGCGTATTCGGGAACAGTACGAAAGAAGCAGTCATACGGTTCCAGCAGGCGAGGAAAAACGAGGGCCGGGATATTGGAGAAGTGGACGGCGTGATCGGGCCGAAAACGTGGGCGATCTTGTGGGAATAAGGAAAGGAGGATTAAGCAATGGAAGTATTAGAACAGTACGCAATACCAATTGTTATGGGTATCTGCTTTGGCCTTGGGTTTGTGCTGAAGCACGCGGTCACAAAGCTGCCGAATAACTGGATTCCGGCGATTCTGGTTGTTATTGGCGTGATCGTCAATTCGTGGCTCGAAGCGTGGGCATTCACGCCGGAGATTCTGATTGGAGGTATTGCAAGCGGACTTTTGAGCGTCGGTTTGTTTGAGACGGCAAAGACGCTGATTGACCGGGTGAAGAATGCATTTAGTACGAAAGAGTAACAAATTGGCGGGGGCGAAAGCTCCCGCTTTTTTTGTTTGAAAAATATTGATAATATGAGATAAGTTATATATTATTTTATATAGAAACAAATGATATAAACGGTGGAGGTATTTATATGAGCGCCGGGGTATGCATAATGAATAAAAATGGAATTGCCCTCGCAGCAGATAGCGCCCTTACAGTTAGGGGACGTGGGCCGCAACGTATCTATAATAATGGGAATAAGTTGTTCTCGGTATCCAAATATCAACCAATCGGAGCGATAGAATATAATAATGCTCAATTTATGGGGATTCCGTTTGAAGTTATTATCAAACAATTTAGAATATATATCGGGAATCGTAAATTTGAAACAATAGAGAAGTGTGTTTCATGTTTTAAAGATTTTCTTGTAAAAGAACCAATGCTATCGCAACTAGCGAAATATGAAAAGTATTTTGTTGAGAGGGTCGCGCAAGACTTTATTGCAGGCGCTGGAGTTGATTTCAACAAATTATATGGTGAAGCTGTTGAAAAAAATGGTAGCGAGTTAAAGCCAGAAGATTTACAGTCATTACTTGAGCAAACAGTAAGTATCAGCGAACAATATGTTAATGCATTGCCAGAACTGGGAACAGATATAGATATCAGCTATATAAAAAATAACTATGCGGAAAAAATATATGAAATTATTGATAACAGTTTTAATTTTGATCTTAAAACCATAAGTAATGATATACGCTTACGGCTATTTAATGCATCTATAAAGATATTTGAAAAACGCTTTGATAGAGCGGGGTATTGCGGAGTGCTTTTTGCGGGATATGGGGAAGAGCTCCTTTTGCCTAGTGCATGTCATTTTTATATATATGGCATTATTAACGGAGTTTTAATTTCACAACCCATTGAAGAGATAAACGTAACTAATGAAAAATCCTGTGCCATAATACCACTTGCCCAAGTAGACGTTATGCGAATATTCATAACAGGATTAAGTGATAATATCCTAGACGCAATCAGCAAGAGTATTTATAGCAGTATAGGCGAAGTAATTGAAAAATCTTGCGACGAAATCCAAAAGAAAGAAATTGTGCGCAAGTGTATTACATCAATTAAAGAAAAAATGGCACTAGAGTTTACACAACCTGTCCTTTCAACGGTTTCTGCGGTTCCGGTGCAAGAATTGACTCAGTTTGCGGAGATGTTGGTGAGTCTTACTTCCATGAGAAGACATGTCGAAGACAATATGAATTTAGATACGGTAGGTGGCCCAATAGATGTTTCGGTTATCACGAAATCCGATGGATTTATTTGGATTAATCGAAAACATTATTTTGATAAAGAATTAAATCCTCAGTATATGTTTACACACTACAATTATGGTGATAAAATAGTTGAAAAGACTAAAGAAGAGGGAGACGATGAAATATGAAAAATGAGAAGCAGTGTATTTCCTCTTATAGCAAAGCAGAAGTTGCACAAAAAATATATTTAGAGTATCTAAAAAAAAATCCGCCTTATAAAGAGAGTGGAAGAAAGCCGATAAAAGAAGTCGGAAATTTTGTAGAGCAACATAAATCTTTAACACAAATGTAATATAATACTAAAGAGATTTTCGGGGTAGGCAGATACTACCCCTGATTTTTCATAGCACAATGTCAAACTACCCCGACCGCAACCGCATACTCTTATCCCTCAACCGCGCCGCCATTGAACAATGGGATCGCGAACATGGCGTTCCGCCCATGTTGGACGATGACGGTAATCCCGTGCCGGACGAGATATTCTTCATGGCGGTGCACCGTTTGATTTTGCACATCACGACGATCTCGGACGAGGACAAGCAGCGCTCCATCGATTGGCTCACCTCCCACGGATGGGGAACCGGATTAGACAATTAA